ATGGTGAGCGTGGCCGCCGTAGCGCATAACCGGGTGACGTTCTACCGCGAAGGTTACCAGTTCCCGTGCGTGCAACCAATTGAGCGCTTCATGATGGAGTACACGGAGGTGAAGCAGTGATTACCGGTGCACGGCGCAAAAGCCTCTCTCTGGCTGGCCTGATGCCTCCATGCTCAGGCTTTAAAACCTTAGCAAAACTTAGCTTTCCATTTTCTGATAAGGGGAATTATTTCCCCCGTATCGCTGGTGGGGTGAATTGTATTGCTACCTCTGACAGCCGCGCCGCATTGACTTTCGTGACAAGTACGCGAGAATTTAAGGACACGTTAGCGGCGAGTTTCGAGACCAGTACGCGCGAGCTTCATCACACCTGCAGTAATGAGTTTTTAGAGTCCATAAAAAAGGGCTTGATGTTCGACTACATCCCGGTCTATGGTTATAGCGCACCAGCAAAATCTGGTGCCGGGTTTCGCAGCCCGGAAATGTACAGGGCGATACATGACGCGCCTAGCGTCTTTTTTTGTGTCGTTAGCCAGGCTCACACTTTTTTCAGCGATGTGGTTATAATCCGCGTCGCTCACAAAATTATGGTGGGCTGGGCGGGGCAGCCGAAAGGCTGGCCGGTTTCCTTGTACGCCGGTACTGCGAACCCCGTTCAGTCCATCACCATTGAGTTTCGCAGCTCCGGTGATGGGTGTAATACCCCGTACAAGGAGGCTGCCACCATGGCTACTACCCCTACCCAAAATCCGCAATTTATCTGGATTATCGCCGCTGTTCGCCGCGATATGACGACAATTAAAGCCCAAATTCACCATATCGCCGCACCGTCTGAACGTGACGCCCGCCGTTCACTGGTTCGCGATCATGTCTGCTTTTTCTCCGGCCGCATCCGTCTGGAGGTGGCTCATGCGTAGTTATTTCCGCATAAGCGGCTATGCCGTCAATAAGCGCGGTTTAACCGTTGGCATCGGCTATCAACTCACATCCAGCGACACTAAAACAGCAATGGCCCACGCAGTGCTTCAGGCGCAGCGTGAAGGTCTCTGCCACGTTCGCATTACACGCGTACAGGAGGTGGCAGCATGAGCCTGTATAACGATTTAGTTCGCCATGAATTCGGCAAAGGCGCCACCGTTGATGAGCTGGAAGGCATTCAGAACCGCATGGATGAGGCTGTGAGTGATTTGTTACTCGGCATTAGTGCCATTGGAAGCCTGATGTTCTGGGCCACGGACAATGACAATTACACCGAGGAGACCGCAAAGGGAGACATGCGCAAAATAGGCGCAATGCTGGGTACGATTGGTGAGGTGGTGCTGGCGCTTAACGATACCGTAGCGAATGCGGGTGTGTGTCGTTCTGACTGCGTCAAAGAATCAAAAATGAGGGCGGGCAAATGAATATAAACGCTATATACCGCCATCCTGCTGAACTTGAGGCCGAGGCGATGTTATCCCGTGAACAATCTTACCCTGACGATTTCACGCTGGCGGAACGCACAGCAGAGCGTATGACCCGAGTTCACAATGGGCTGGCTCACGTTATGACCGATTTATTACCACTCCTCGAAGTTGAGCAAGCAGTCATCGTGCATTGCTGGCTGTATAAAGTCCTGGCGATTGTCGATATGGCCAGAATTGATGCGGAGGTCAGGGTATGAGCGATATGCAGCTTATTGATGCCCAATGTCGTGTTGAACAAGCACAGGCACTGCTCTCAATATGGTTAGAGGGCACGAAAGCATCTGAACGGGATATGCAGTTAATTTGTGCTCTGATCTCGTTACTCCAGGATGTACCAGAAACGATTAAAACGGCGGATGAAGAACTTGCTGATTACGTCTTGCGTGCACATCGGGAGAAGCGTCAATGAAACTGGCACCGAACCTGAAACATTTGCCAAAAGAAAAATTTACTGAAGCAGTTATTTTTGCTGGAACTGATGCGTATGCACATGCAAAAGGGTGGGAAGAGGGCATGGGTAAACAAGTCGCTGAGGACAGAACACCTCCCATTTATCTTGGACCGAAGCAGTTGGCGGAACTGGAGAACCTGCAAATTATTGATAAAGGGCGTCGCAGTGCTCGTGTTTATCTGGCTGGAAGCATTGAGCCAATAATGATTAATGCCATTGGGGAAAAACTTGCACAGGCAGGTGTACTGGAAGCGAAATTATATAAGGGAATTCCTGACCAAAAACCGGAAAACTGGAGGCAATATCTGGCCAGGCTCAGAGAACAGGGCGAGCACACAACGACATCAATTCTGAAAGCCAATAAAGCTGCGAATAGTGACAACCTGAAGCCACATGTTGAAAGCCGAGCTGACGGTATTTTTTGGGTTGAACCCAAATCAGACAAAGATACCGGGGAAATAACTACCCGTGAAAGCTGGCTGTGTTCTGCTCTGGAGGTCATAGGTACTGGCATAGATGACAGTAAAACCCGGTATCTGATCCTGCGCTGGCACCCATTCGGTTCGAAGGGGGATACTGTCCAGGCAATACCATTTGCTGATATTGGTGAACGCGAAGGCTGGCGAACGCTCAAAGCTGGTGGGGTGAACGTCACAACCAAAAGTGGTTTACGTGCAACGTTGGCCGACTGGCTGCAGAGCTGTGCCAATGGTGAGGTATGGCGCATTGCGCATGCAACGGGCTGGCAGTGTGGCGCCTACATCATGCCGGATGGCGAGATCATCGGTACTCCAGATCAGCCAGTGCTGTTTAACGGACGAAGTTCTGCCGCATCCGGTTACACCACCAGCGGTACCGTTGAGAGCTGGCGGGAGAACGTAGGACGTCTGGCCTTTGGTAATTACTCGATGATGACTGGGGTGGCCGCAGCACTGGCCGCCCCGTTGATTGGCCTTGCTGGTGCGGATGGATTCGGTATCCACCTCTACGAACAGTCGAGCGCGGGTAAGACTACCACTGCGAATGTGGCCTCCAGTCTTTACGGCAATCCAGATGTACTGCGTCTCACCTGGTACGGTACTGCGCTGGGGCTGGCGAATGAGGCTGCCGCACATAATGACGCGCTGATGCCGCTTGACGAAATCGGCCAGGGGGCTGACCCGGTGGAGGTCTATAAATCGGCCTACGCGCTGTTTAACGGCACTGGAAAACTCCAGGGAGCGAAGGAAGGGGGGAACCGTGACCTGAAGCGCTGGCGTACTGTGGCCATCAGTACCGGTGAGATGGATCTGGAGACCTTCATTGCCAGTGCCGGCCGTAAGGCTAAAGCGGGCCAGCTGGTTCGCCTGCTGAATATCCCGATGCGCCGGGCTGTTCGTTTCCATGAGCATGCCAACGGCAAACACCATGCCGATGCCCTCAAAGATGCATACCAGCATCACCATGGAGTGGCTGGGCGTGAGTGGGTGAAGTGGCTGGCGGACCACCAGTACGAGGCTGTAAGCGCTGTCAGGGCAGCGGAAGAGCGCTGGCGTAGCCTGATCCCGTCGGATTACGGGGAGCAGGTCCATCGTGTTGGCGCCCGGTTTGCCATTCTGGAGGCCGCACTATTGTTAGGTAATGTGATCACCGGCTGGGATGAGCAGACGTGTCGGGATGCTATCCAGTACAGCTACAACGCCTGGCTGCGCGAGTTTGGTACCGGCAATAAAGAACACCAGCAAATTATCGAGCAGACAGAGGCATTCCTGAATGCCTACGGCATGAGCCGCTTTGCACCGTTCCCGTATGACCCGACCAGTCTCCCCATCTCCAACATGGCGGGATACCGGCAGAAGGGCGGTCATGAGACTGACCCGATGGTGTTCTACACCTTCCCGGCAGCCTTCGAAGGGGAGATCGCCCGCGGCTTTAACACTCGTCAGTTTGCAGAAGTCCTGAAGAAAGCTGGCATGCTAACGCCACCGACTTCAGGCCGGGGATTCCAGAGAAAGTCGCCACGCATTGATGGGCGACAAATTCGGGTTTATGTCCTGCAGTATCTGCCGGACGATGACCAGCCAGAGTAAAAGCATTCTTTCATGTGTGTTGTTTAGGTGTTGGTTAAGTTGGTTCAGTTGCCTCAGTAGTTATATGTATATGTTTAATAAGGTTTCATGTTTGAAAAATGAACCAACAATGAGGCAACAAACTACCATTTTGAACCAACACTGAGACAGTTTTAGATGTCCTGGCGCTTGGTTTATGAGGTGATTGGTCCTTCCCATCTAACCTGATTGCAAACTTACTGCAAATGGATGGTTAATGTGGAACTTCGGATTCGAGATCTTGTATATTTCAGATGATTCTAATTGCTGACTCTGGGGGAAGGGGAGATGGAAGCGTTATATCCAATATTGATCGTCTTAGGTGTGGGTGGCGCCATTGGTGCTTATATAACCTATAGATATCTGATTAATAAGCATAAAAAAGTTATTGAGTATCTTGAGTTGAGGAGCCAAAACTCTCTCGCAGCTGAGGTTAAGGAAAAAGAAGATACAATTGAAAAATATAAAAACAGGGATATCGTTCGTGAAGTTGAACATAATAATCTCAAAGAAGAACTCAGGCAGATTATTGAACAAAATAGAATAAAAAGTAAAGATATTCTTGGGAAGGCTGTCGATTTTGCTTTCGATTTTGAAAATATATTCCGTGAGAAGCACCAGTTCGCACAGGAAGAAATACAAAGAGTGCTTGATGATACCTATCGTTATAAACGTAAAACACTGCTGAATGCTGTAACACTGAAAAATTTCGAAAAAAGGCTTGAAGATATAAGAAGAGAAAAAGAGATTTATCAGACCCTGATAGCAAAATACGATTTCTTCCAGTTACGCGATCGTTCTGACTGGAAGGAGGTGGAAAAAGAATTTCGAGATAAAGTGCTGGAGCTTCAAGCCGCTCAGGATGAGCGAGATGCTCAGAATGAAATAAAACGACAAATGCGTGAAGAACGCCAGCGCGCAGAAGAACTGGAAAGGCAGCAGCAAGAGGCTGAAGCCAAAGAACAAGAGCTCGAGGCTCGGCGAAAAGCCGTCGAAGAGGCCCTGTTGGCTGCAGATGAAGAGCATCGCCAGGAGCTTGAAGAAACCCGCCGTCAGTTAGAGCAAGAGATTGAAGATGTCCATAAGCAGTATGAACGGGCAAAATCAATGGCACAGATGACCAAGCAGGGGCATGTTTATGTTATTTCTAACATTGGTTCATTTGGTGAAAATGTCTATAAGATAGGTATGACTCGCCGACTTGAACCGCTAGATCGTGTTAGCGAATTGAGCGGTGCAAGCGTGCCGTTTGAGTTCGATGTGCATGCAATGATTAGCTGTGATGATGCGCCAGCTCTTGAGTACGCTTTGCATAATAAACTTAGCAGTGAACGCATGAATAAGGTGAATCTGCGCAAAGAATTCTTTAAGACAGACTTGACTAAGATAATCCAATGTGTGGAGGAACATCACGGTAAGGTTGAATATGTTGCGGACCCCGCAGCCTTACAGTATTACCGCTCACTAGAAATTGGCGAAGAAATAGCGAACGATAAAGAATTATCAGCGGCATCATAATTCTTCCTAATTCTTTAACAATACCCGCGCCCGCGGGTGTTGTTATACCCGGAATAAATAAAATGGCTGTATCAGCAGAAGACGAAGTGGCGCATTTGCTGAAGTGCTTACTGATGTCTGAGCATAAGGCAATTAACGGGTATATGCATTATTGAGCCATTTTGAGCCAGCACTGAATCAGATACAGAACATCAGAGAGAATTCCAGCTATGACAGCTCAAATTTCAGCATTTGGCTGGTGGTGGCCGACCCACAGACCCGAACAACCGGGAAAGGTACAAACATGGCTATGGCCCGCCTGGCGGTAGCTCTGCCCTGTAATGCGGCAGATAACGGAGATGCTACTTTCTGGCTGGGTGTCATTGCCTTTGGATACAGTTTGGCTGAAAACGTATCAGCAAAGCCACCACTATGATTTGCATATTCAGCCAGAGAGGAAACAGACGCCATTAAACACAGGGACTTCAAAATTCATCCCTGGTCGCTAAGAGGACTCATAGCAGAAAGTTTATTCGTAACTCACTATATATTATAGGGGAATAAGACCCAAAGCACGAATTTTATAAAAACTACATATAACCTATTATTTTTGATAGAGACTGCCAATTAAAGAAAAAACTAACCATTGAGATTATCAAGTACGCCCCTGCGAGCAATAGAGCATAATAGTCTAAAGCTAAGTTGCTAACTACAGGGGCAAACATGGATACCATTGCTGATAGACAGGCTGCTATCAGTGTAGTGCCCGTCCCGAAAAGACCTTCGATAATTCCTTTTAATACGCCGTTGCTTTTTAAAGCGCCAATGATTCCCTTTGAACTGTCGAAACTACTTAGGATAGTGACTGAAGCCAAAACGAAACCAAAAAGAACCCCAGAAATAGTCGAAAGAGCGCCAGCCGCTGAAATGACAGCGTTGTGATCAAGGTCGTGAAGAAACCTAGCTCCAAAAATGGCCATTGCTAGAGCAAACAACGACTTGATAGCAAACAATGTCCGCGCTCCCATAATCTTGTCCTATTAAGGTTGACTAACCAAATAGTACTGAGTTAGATACTTGAGGTTGTCATTTTTCGCTTGTAGCATAGCATTTTTAACGTCGATATCGATCGGATATCCATCATTTTGAATAGGAACCATTTTTCTTACTGTAAGTACTTCATCTACAAGGCTTTTCTTCTTTTTATCGCCTTGGGCGACAACATCAGCTTTCTCAAATGTCAAGCGACCATCGCCGCCAGGAAACTTTTCAAGCATTTCCTTTAGGCTTTTTTTGACGTCATCTTCAAGCCATCCTTTGGCTTTTCGTTTTAACGGGGAATGCCCGCGAAGCGAAAGCGTAAGGTGGCTTGAACTAGTACCTTTTATCATCTCAATCATCTGATTGGCGAACATGCCATCGAGATTGTACTGTGCAGCATTGAAATTTCTTGGGATTGCTATAGAGATCTCACAGCTTCTTAGGTTAGATCCAGTTTCAAGTAGTTCTTTAATGCTTTCTTCTTTCCAGATGGCTTCAAAAGAAACCGGGGTACCGCTAGTACTGGAATTGAAAAGCAGGAAAGCTAGGTCACTATGACGAGGACCTAAGTGGTTTAAGGACAATACTAAAATGTCTATCTGGGGGTAGTAGATGAAGTATGTACGCTCGGAAAGAGACTTTGCTCCTGCCAGAGGGATCTTCTCTTCAACCCACTCAGTATCAGTAATATATGCTAATGTGGCGCTTTTCCTTCTCCGTGACATAAAACCGAAGTAGGAGCCATCTTCGGGTGATACGGCAAGGAAATGAATTTTAAGTTCTCTTTCGCCAAAGTCAGCATGGTGAGTCATCTTGAGATCTTTTGAACACTTGGTATACAGAACATTAAAGGCTTCTGCAGTTAACCCTTTGTTATTCGTGCGAATGTTCTCAGAACTTGTATAAAATCCCACTCTTATAGACTTTAAACTTTGATCTTTTGCTGCCACAGCCATTTGAGCTCCATTTTACTCTGAGTTAGTTATCGCACACCTTAATGTCAAAATCCTCATGCTAGTGACGAGCAAAATCTCCATTGATAAACTCATCTCAGATAATGACGATGTTGATGGTAGGTGGTTTTTAGGAGTCATCCTATCCTGGCAGATGGATTTCGCATATCCTGATGAATGATCAGTGATTCATCAATCAGTCTGTAGTGATTTACTGATTTTGGCCACCCCTATCGAGGTTGTATGCTCAGCTTGGAACAAAACTTAGTCTCTCTGTTCATGCTGGTGGTCAGCGTGGCGTGGAGGTTTGAGCATCACATGTAGAATCATACTGCCCCATGAAAATGCCCATATTTTATTTATAGGCAGAAACGGTGTGTTCTGGCTATGTATGGCAGAAGTGGTGTGTTCTGCCTCTAAATACCTGTACCTTTTGGGAATTATCCTCAGAGGCTGTGCTTTGTTATAGGTCTACAGAGGAGACAGAACGCCGGCGAGACCTGGAAAGGCGGCCAGCATTGTAAGTTGTTAGAAACTCAGTGACGTGAAGATAGCGCTTCGGTTTGATGACAAATGTGTAAATCAGAATCGATCGTATTTTCAAAGCCACTAAAAAGACGTTTAATCTTGTTATTAACCAGTTTGGGCCAGTTAACCTACCTAGCATCACATTAACGCTTGATACGAAGTGGGACTTCCACATCTTTATCAGTAATGTTTTGCCCGGGGAAGCCCACTTTATACTCAGTGAACCGATGGCAACATTTATATAGATGAGGTGAAGCCATGATAATGGGCTACCTGTTTATGACTTATGTTGCGGTCGTTTCCTGTTGGCCAGTATCCTTGATTCTGCTTCTGGCTTTAGCAGCAATATTGTTACATTCTGACCGAAAGATTTTGCGTGTAAGTATCATCGTTAGCGTCGCTTTTCTAGCCTTCGCAGCCTGGCAGTATGGTACGGCCGTGCACAGTACCTCTTCTTTTCTGTCAGGTGGTTTGGCATGGCTGTCAGGGCAAATTCCTGCATGGAGTGAAAGTCGATAAGTTGAACTTAGCGGCCCATGGCTTTAGCTTGTAGAATTTGAACGAATCGGGTATTTGAGCCCGATTTCAGGCGCATCGCTTAGAAATCTGCCAGATTTTGCCATCAGGTATCCGGCGATTTCTTCAGGCGTCAAATCTACCTGGAGCATGTCTTCGTCCTGGAACCATTCATTAGGCCAGTAGATGAGATCGGAGGGATTGGCATTAAAGTTTTTCTCCAGCAATCCCAGCGCGTAGCTTTGTTCCGATTCCTTGCCTTCAGCATTGCACACGAAACTAATTATCTGAACGAGTTCATCCCAGGTTAAATCCGCAACGTATTTCTCCTGATTAAATGCCATCCGGGTAAAGTTCTTTGCGTCGGTCCATGAGGAAAAGTCACGGAAATCAGAGAATTCATACGGATTAACGACCTGCCTGTTCCAGTCATTAATCATCGCTTTTAGCCCTTCATCATCTTCGCCGGCGCCGTTATCAATTTGCGACAGTATCTCTTTGGCCATATCCGCCAGTTCCTTTAGTTTATGACGGCTGATTTTGGCTGGTTTCATGCGTTCAGGTAAGGGCATCAGGTCTTCCTTGTTAAGTTGAGACTCAGCAGCGAAAAGTCATTATGCAATCTTCGTCAAGTACTCGCCAAAAGTCTATAAAACAATCAATTCTCCTTCTGGTAACGATCGAAATTACTCTTTCATTAATTGCAATGTAGGTGGTGATCATTTCAATATGTGAAATTATAATGGCTGTATAAATATCAGGAGGTAGCCATGTCAAAACAGTCCGTCAAACCTGTCTTGCTAAGCGAAGCACAGATTCAGGCAATCATAAAAATTCAGGAAAAGCAGCGCCAGCAATCAGGTATCGGCGTTGCGCCAACTATCCATGAGATCGCCAGGGGGTTGGTCGATACCGCGCTGGCCACAATTTCTGCTGAAACAGCTACAAGACTGCAGGAGTGAATCAAATGCGTTTTTATGAGATCAACATATTTGAAGAAAACAAAGTCATTAAAAACTATTCAAGTCATAAGAACGGAGTTTACAACCCCGGCGCTTTAATGGTGGAGTTCGATATACAGCAAGTATGCTTGTCCACGCCTGCCGGTGAGAGCCGATTAACAATATGGGGGATAAGTCCCGCCGACATGCAACAGGCAAGACTTAACTACAATAACAAAAAAATTCAGATTTTCGCTGGGATGGCTGCTGGATTCCCTTTAGCAGGGAAGCATGGAAAGGGGCTGGTCATTGAAGGAGTTGTGAACCAGGTGTTTGGTAACTGGCAGGGGACGGAGTTAAGGATGGATTTTGTAATATTTGCCGGACCAGCAAAGACTGACAAAGATGGAGCAGTTAGCTCTGAAAAAATCACATTTCCCTGGTCTGTTGGACAGAAGTTATCTGTGGCACTGACCCAGTGTATTATGCGGATGGGAGGGTATAGACCAAATATAAATATCAGTGATTTACTGGTTCTCAATTATGAGCGTCCGATGTTTTGCGACTCAATAACTCTTCTGGCCAGAGATTTAAAAAACTTTTCTCGGTCAGTAATTAGAGACCCAGGATACTCAGGTGTTGAGATGGCAATAGTCAATCAAAATGAAATCAGGGTTTGGGATAATGACTATAAAAACCATCCATCTGGCGTTAATGAGCGAAAAAATAATCCTCTCCAGATTGAGTTTACTGACCTCATCGGCCAGCCTACGTGGATAACTTATGGTGTTGTAAGCATTTTATGTGTGATGCGGGCTGACATCCACACGGGTGATCATATTCTCATGCCTAAAAATTCAAGGCCTCTTATCCAGGCAGCTTCTTTTTCCCAGTACCGTGATGATTCTGCTTTCCAGGGACAGTTTGAAGTTCAGTCTGTTCGCTTTTTGGGGAACAGTCGGCAACCGACAGCTGATTCGTGGATAACAATCATTGAGGCTCATCCAGCCGGAGAGTTGAAAGCAAAATGAGTATTGAACAAAAGCTGAATTTCAGCAGAAATCTGAATACTTTTGCGGATAAAAAAGTTGAGACGGCATTACAGGTTTCAGGGAAGATTCTGCCCGTGAGTGTTGTAAGCCAGTCAGGAAAGATGGTGACAGTCTCATTCGACTTACATGAGACACCATTTCTTCTGCCACAATTAACGGTCCCGATTTTTGGGCCTCAATATATCCGATACCCTATGCAGAAAGGGGATAAAGGGATCGTAATTCCAGCAGATACCTATCTGGGAGGGGTTAGTGGGCTTGGTGGGGGAGTGGCAGATCTTACTCCACCAGCCAATTTAAGTGCGCTGTTCTTTTTACCGATCAGTAATACCGAGTGGCAGGATGTCGACGGACAGGTGGTGACGGTATACGGGCCGGATGGTGTAACGCTGCGTGACAGCGGAAGCAACACCACATTTCTCCTGAAGCCTGACAGTATCGCTATTTCCACACCTGACAGCTTCACCGTAACCGTCGGCGGGACAGTTTTCTCGCTGACCGGTAGCAAATGGAGCCTTTCAGGAGAGGCAGGGCACCTGCAGGATTCAGTGGCCAGTACCAGCCCGGCAATCATGCACGCCGGGTGGCAATCGCTTCTGGCGTGGCTTAACAGCCATGAACATTCAAACGGCAACGATGGAAATGATACCGGGGGGCCGACTTCAACGTTTAACGGAAGTATCACAGAATGACGCCCTGATGACTAATACCATACCTTCCATGTAATCCACTAAAACCCATACAGCCGGAGATATCTATGTTAATGAGTAAAGCTGAGTATGCACGTCATCGCGGGGTAAGCCGTCAGACGGTCTATGACTGGGTGGTGAAAGGTGAGGTTGTGTTGTCGGGTACTAAAATCGATGTAGACGCGACGGAACGCCAGCAGCAACAGCACTCAGTCCCCAAAAACGAGGCACCCACTACAGACCCATGGCCACATCGAACACGGGAGCTAACTTGGTCGGAATGCTGGAAAGAAATAACATCGGGGGACGGTAAATTTCTTGCCCCAGATAATGATGATGACCTAATGGAAGCTGTTTCTGCCGCGGCTGATGAGTTGGGATATGATGTGGAGTTTCTTGAAGAAGGAGGTATTTTCCTTGATACACAGGATGCGGAATTTTACTTCCAACGTTATGATCTTAAGGAAAATGCAGAACAATTACTGCTGACGCTAAGGCGCGAACTTTTCTATACCGCTACCGAATACCCTGATGAGATAGCCGATTGGAGTCCCGAAGGGATAAAGGCATTGTCTCTTTGGCGGAAGTAATAGCTGTAAAGTGTCAACTAGCAACCAACAAAACCGGGAAACGAAACCCGACAGGTTGACACTTTTATCAAAAAACCGTCAGACACGAAACCGATAGCTTTACACTTTCCTCAGTGAGTATAGCTGCAAGCACCGCCGTTACTGGGTTTATGCGATTTAAACCTCATCGCGAAAGTGTCAACCTGATACTTAGAAATGCCAGGTATTTGAGGAAAAGTGTCAACCTGACCTCCTAAGATTTCCTAATGATTTCGGAAATCCATTTCTCTGTTTTCTGGCCAGCAGACCGCGATACGCAAGATTCTTGTCAGGCTATATCCCTCTTTTTAGGCTATTTCCCCCATGGAAGGCTGTGCTTCCAATACTGGTGAATGCTGTAAACTGCGAAGTGCGCCCCTACCCCATGAGATGTTAAGAATTGCTAAGGTTAAAACGGCGATTGCGGGCCACCGACAGTGGCTCACAACTCTGCGCCTGCGCAGTTCGCGCACGTCAACCCGCTACGCACGTTAACGTCCTGATATCGCAAACCGTTGAAAATTTCCAGAATGTAAATATGCATTCTGCTCAGAATGTAATCAAATCATTGGGCCTGCTTAATTGTCGCTATTTACGCTAAATGGCTAACCCTCTGATTCTTTGGAAAACCTACGCCACAGGAATTCGTATAACTGGTTTAAAATGGATGATTATAACGATTCGTTAGAACCGGATAGCGCCTCCGGGCTAACTGGTTTTCCTGAACTGGTGTTATTGAGCGTCACTTCTGCCTTGGCTGGCGGCTATCGGTTTCGACCAAACTCCGATGAGATGTGAGCTATCACCAGCAGTCATCAGGCCGCACTTTACAGCGCGCATTATTCTGGGTTATATGCGACTATTAACGACAGTAGATGGCGATAGACGATAATAAACGGCAGGAGATTGGATCATGGCAGTTACAACCCTAAACAGCGTGGCGGACTATCTGCTGTGCTTTGCTCAAGAGCACGGGGATGTTATGACGCCGCTGAAACTGCAGAAAATGGTGTTTTATGCCGATGCCTGGTACATGGCTCTGAACGATGGTGAAGAGCTGATCGCCGATCGGTTTGAGGCATGGGTGCATGGCCCGGTAGCGAGAGACCTTTACATTCGTTTTGCCGACTATAAGTGGCAGCCGATCACCGGTGAAATAAGATGCCCGGAACTCACTAAGGACGTTACCGAACATCTGGACGAAATTTATAAAGTCTTTGGCGGCTACTCAGCTTATGAGCTGGAGCAGATGACCCACCAGGAAGAACCCTGGCTATTGGCTCGCGCAGGGATTCCATCCGATGTTCCGTGTCGAAATGATATCGACAAAGACGTCACTGCAAAATTCTACCGCGGCATGATGGATGCCTGAACGTGGCTAAAGGAAAGATTAAAGCGAGTAGAATCCCGGCGGCGGGTAGCCAAATCGTCGCCGGAACGCCCAACCCTACCACTTCAACACTTAGCTTTTCTTTCCAGTACATTGACCCCGCGCACGCTAAGTTTGGTTTCGCAGGACAGGCGGCCGCTTACTTTTGCAAAGTACTGGAGCGCCTTAAAGACATATCGAGTCTGACGCCGCTTGAGTTTACGACAAACCGAAATGCGGCTCTCAAATCGCACTGTATCGAGTGGAAAACTACCTCTGAGCCTGACGGCTTTACTCACCTTAACGAGCAGTTCCAGAGCTATACGCCGTATCAGTTTGCCATATCGCGCAATGAGCATGGACGCATACACGGCTTTTTCATTGGTAATGTATTCTACGTCGTATGGCTCGATCCCAACCACCAGCTTTACCCCGGCGAATAGCCAACCTATTGATTATTTCGAAAACAACGTTGAACGTGGTTTAGAAGTTGCGACGAATATCGTGGTCGCCATTTCGATGATGCCGTTTTTGTAACATGAGGAAAATCAATAACATTAAGATTTGGAGGATGGCTCAAGTCTAAGCCATCTTAAAAATCGCCAGACTGCAGATCTGCAGGGTTCTGACCATAAGCCGGAGGTTAAGACGGTAGTAACCGAAAGTTACCAGGTTAACCAATCATCCCTGAGCGAGTCGGATAGCCAACCCTCTTTAAGAGGGGAACCTTTGCGCAATTCATTAAGGGTTACGCAAAACTTACCAACTGGCAGTGGGTTAGCTGACAGAGTAAATGATAGTTACTCTGTTCAAAGCGCTAACGACTTTAGCGCAGTCAATGTATGCAAATGTTAACGTTTTTTCCGGGTCTGGCTGGTGAGCGAATCTTTACATTTCTTGGTGCTGGGGCGGTTTAGTTTCGGTAAGTGTCAATGAAGTTGTCGCCCCAGGTTGATTTATGCAGCCTGTATTTTGCGCTCTGGATTGAGCAGGGTACTCCCTTGCCATTCCCAGTTTCGCGTCTGCCCTGACCAACGTTTGGGATTGGCTGCTCTCGCTGCTTGATACCCTCTCTCGTTGGGATAACAACTCCCAGTCTTCATCCGTATGCCGTTGTAACGACGTCACATAACCTATGCCTTAAAACTAATATAGCTAACCCCAAAAGTCATTTTTAGGTTTGTTTCTTAATTTCTCTATTAAATCTGTTACTGTTGGCTTGGCCCAAGATTCAAACTCATTAAAAGAATCAAATTCTAGACCATCAATATATTCGGATGATGACGTTGCAATTAATGATATAGGTCCGCCGAATGTTTCATTTTGAGACCTGTTGTCGCTGAAAAGCCATTTTAAATAAATAAGAAAGTCCTCTAGGCCCAGCCCCACTTCTGATTTGGATATTTTGTCTGCGAGGCTCACGCCCTCCAATACAGTTGGAAGTGGAGGATTATCTAATACCTTAGAATCGACAAGAAAGCTTTTTCTGCAAACACTATCTTGATAAATAGTATACTTTGTTTGCAATCTGTGGTTCTCGCTGGCGCCCCACATAATAAAATGGCAGCTTCTATGATAATGAGTCATTCTTTCGTTTATTAAAAGATTGTGGCATAGATTATAAACTCTGCTTTTATATTTCTCACTCTTAATTCCTTTCTTGTAAGATTTGAATTCTATCAATAGAAAGTTATCTAAAACACTGAATATTGCATCTGCGTTAGCTCTGTTATCTTGTCCAGCTAGTTCAAATGTTATGTCAATTAATTTGTTTTTTTCGCATGCACGTTTGAGCTGATTTGCAAAACGAGTTGTAACAGATGGCTCTCTTCCGATTCCTGACATATATTATTCCTTAATCACAAGTGGATTTTTTCAAGTTATATTATAAGATAGTGAAATTAAGTTCCAGATGGTATGTAATAATTTGAGATAATATATTGGTAATAACTATTTTTGCAAACAGACATGTGCTTCATTGGTTACTTAAGCACATAATTATAAGTCTGGTTGAGGAATGCTTGATGAACTTTAACTAATCCGCACACATATCACCTGATATTGCGTTATTAGCACCTCCCCTGTCGCGTACTACTGAAACAGTACACGGAAGGCCGTAGCGGATTACTGTGGCAGTGGTCTCGCTGCCTATAACGATGCTCCTTGCCTCCCGGCTCCGGCATCTCTCCAGTAACCCGTCTTTCACCATTGCTTCCAGCGATCGCCTGGTGGACTCGAGCCAGTGCCGGTTATCGTTGATGCCCGTTCCATACAGCAGGTATGCCACATCAGACACATCGAGCGGAGGCGCACCGATCTCGCCCGTCACCCATTCCCGGTTATTCGGTTCGAAGTAGCTCAATATTTCTTTTTTGCGGCTGGTCAATCTCATGGTGGGAGATTCCTTAATGTAGGATAGTGCTATACATTAACAGGCAACCTACGCAGTGATTTTGCAAACTGCGCAGTGCGCATGTATCAGGTGTTATCACATCGTCTGAATTCGTCAGGTGTTTCCAGTGGCAACTTTCCAATAAGCGGAAACCTCATCAACTTTTTGCTGCGTACTTTTGCGTACCGCCAGAGCTGACGGGCCTCTCAGTGGTACGCATCTTCCCTTTTTGCGTACCGGCTTGCGTACCACTTTTGCGTACCAGTCTGCGTACTTCCGATTTATCCTGCTAACAGGCTCGTAACCCGCATCACCACTGGTATTTACTGGTGACGATTCGTAAAATTTGTGCGCAATTCGCAGATTTAATGCTTAGAAATGCCAGGGTTCAGCGCTCAATTGCGCAATAATTTGTATCGGAATGTCCCATTTTGCAGCTCAGAGGCGAACCAGAATGAAAAACCTGACCAACAATCAAGATCCGGATGGGGTGGAAAGCGTGCCGGCGCAGGCGCATCATTGGCTAATACTGATGCCGCCAAACATGGTGAACGCAGTCGATGGGCATTCTTCCCATTTGAGGGAGGAGAGGCGCTTTCTCCGCTGGTGCGAAATCGTGCAAGAAATCTCATACTGGCTGAGTGATACGGGCTATTACTGGCGACTAACCCGACGCCGGGAACAGAAGAATGGCGCGAGATGGCATTGATTAACGGACTCATGGGGTTACATGCCGACAGAATCGCACGGCTTGAGCTGAGTTTAGCGAGATCCGTTTTAATGCAAACAAGGCGGGATCTGCGAAGGGTTAAAACAAGCGGCGCATGTTAGCATTCCGTATAGTCACCGATGTTGAAATACTGGACTGTACTGGACGGACTCAAAGCCCATATGAAGCGAGATCCGCGCCAGTCGTGGGCTGTAATCCATTATGCGATTTAGGCAGTCCAAAATATTACGTGTTGCGCCCCTGGTTCGCAGTGCGCAGTTTTCACAATTTCCCCGAAAAACGAAACGGATACGCAGGCTAAACCAGCCCGCAACCCGCGCCGCCAGACGATTCCGGTAATACGCTGTACACAAAATATGGTACGCAGTACGCAGAAAAACGCTTATTATTTCGTATTCATTTTGCGCAGTTCGCAGTTAATGCGCAGTAATTCGCAGGAGGCAAGCCAGTGAGAGGCAGAACGCGCAGCTATACCACCGACCTGCCCTGCATAGGATTACCATTTCTTGCCGACATGCGCAGGACACTGGCAGACGCTGATCCGGGTACTCAGCTTTATACCCAGACAGAATGCGGAACGTTGTACATCTTCCGGCAAGCCGACAGCTACGCCATGACAATCAACGGCGTGACGCGAGCTATTCGCACCACGATCACGCAGGCCGGTTATGGCCTTCGTGAATGGTACGTTTGCCCCCATTGTGTGAAACGGGTAGCGAAATTATTTATTGGCCGGAAGGACGTAGGGTGTCGTAAATGCTGGAGCCTTCACTATGCCAGCCAGAGTGAAGATGAGATATCTCGCTTACGGCGCAGTGTGTTGAAGCAGAGGCATGATTTATGGGGGGATGATTACCCACCTGCGGACAGCCTGCTAAATAGCCCGCTCAAGTTTCCGAAGCCTGCCGGCATGAGATGGGATACCTTCGAGAAAAAGCGCTCTCGCCTGCTAAAGACTGAATCAGCTTACTGGCGGTTGAAAGAACCGAGGGACGCTAAAGGGTTTGCCCGGGTGATGCGCAAAGCTGAGGCGTCAATGCGTTCATTTGAACGGGCATCGAAAAAGGCTAACACCAGGCTATCAGTAGAGCATGTCAGGGCAAAAAGCTGAAAGAGGAAAATGTAAGCACATTGATAGTTAAAACCTATAAAACCATTCTGTAGGGTATAACAACTTGAACATAAACTACATATAGTGTTTATAGCCATTTTTAGGATGGTTTTTCGATGCTTTTCCGTGACACGCCACATTGACATGCCGGTAACTTAAGGTACATTTAGCATCAACCGAGCCCGATCCCCTGTTTCTCCGTAGCCAATTTGGTTTGTGAGTCTCACGGTCGGGCCTTTTACTATCTGAATCCGTATAACTGAATGATTGCAGCCAAGCCGCATAAAGAATATCGCCAGCAGCTCGAACTTTTGTTGAGCCGCGGCATGGTTATCCATGATTCTCAACGCGCGATGAGAAAGTTATCTCAGGTTGGCTATTATCGCCTTTCTGGCTTCTGGTATACCTCACGAATTATATGTACCAGCGACGAAGGACTGTCATTCAGGAGTGACGATTTTCTTCCTGGCACATCATTTGAACAGGCTTACGATCTTTATCTATTTGATAAAAAACTTCGAATGCTGATGATGGATGCCCTTGAGCGAATTGAGATTCACATCCGGTCAGTCATCGCCCATGAGGTTGGTAGGTATGATCCTCTTGCTTACAGAAAGGAATCCTACATCAACCAACGCCTCTTAAATGATGGTCGGAATGGGAAACCCAGTACTTTTGAAAAATGGCGTAATAAACTGGATCTGAAAATTCAGGATAGTAGAGATGAGTGTATTATGTGGCATCTCAGCCAACAAAAAGAAATCCCTTTCTGGGTTGCTGTTGAGACTTGGGATTTTGGGCAGATGTCTAAATACTACGCCATGCTGAATGGTGGTATGCAGGCAAAAATTATTAAACGCCTTCAGCTGGATAATAAACAAACCCTGACGAAGTGGTTACAATGTCTCAATTTACTTCGTAATCGCTGTGCCCATCACTCCCGTATCTGGAATCGTAAGCACGCAGTTGTTCCAATTCCGAAATCTATTTTTTTCGATGAACTAAAGATTGACGCCAGAGCCTGTGAACGTCTATACAGTGCCATATGCATAATGTGGTACCTAGTCAAAATGATTGGCCCCGCGTCAACTTGGATCAGACAAGTTGCAGAGCTCTTCGATAAAAAACCTAATATGCCCGGCTGTTCATATGAATCGATGGGCGTTCCGAAATCAGGCTTCCCTAGAGCCAGATTCGGAGACGCGCTCGGATTCGTGCATGCAGACAACGACCCGCTTCATGAGGGCCAGGAAGGGGCGTAGTTCAGTTCTTACAACATATCTCGTGCACTTCTGTTTCCTTCATCCATGGAGCTATGAATATAGCGCTACTGATAACTTCTCAGCGTTGCGCCCCTGACGCTTCCAGGCGCTGTAAATGTCCTTATCCCACGCCTTGCCCGCTTTTGTCTGATAACCGGCCTCATTGAGCCGCTCAGCGATAATGCGGCCATTGTCGAACCCTTCCCGGATAGTATCAGCAACAATCCCGATAACAGCCGCTTCATTGTACAGAGTCGGCGGGATCCCCTGCTTACCGCCCGCCAGCGCAGCCGCCGCCACTTCCATTCGTTCCACCAGCTCAAGCACACGCAGCTGTGGGTTGCTCTCCGGCTGGTTCAGTTTGCTGCGCAGGGCATCGAGCAGCCACGCTGTTTTGTCACCGCCTGCCGCCGCTACAGCCTGATTAAATGCGTCCTGCAATTCTGCCGGAACGCGGAAAGCTACCAGATTTGATTTGCTCATGAGGGTCCACCATATCAGTGTTGTCTATCCATACAGTATACCACTGTATAACGCTGTTATACGGAGGTGGAGAGGCTGGTTATACCTCGCGCTGACTGCCTGCTACAAGCATTACCTACCTTTTCTAACAGGGCGTTGCATGCCGTTGCGAAAGATCAATGTTGACTAGTTTTTCAACGTATACCTTGGATGTTCATCTACTGCTCGGAGAGAGCCAAATGAACATCAAGTTAGTCACTATTTCCGTACTTGCTGCTGCTTTCGTCTTTGTGTCAGATATGGCCATCGCCAAATCGAACCAGTTAACTGATGACCAAGTTAAGCAAAGAATTATCGACGACTCTATAGCATCCTACCCAGGTACCTGCGCTTGCCCATTCAATACGGCACGGAACGGAAGCTCATGCGGCCGCCGCAGCGCCTGGAGCAAAGCGGGAGGATATTCGCCTGTCTGCTATAAGAAAGAGGTCACAAAGGATATGGTAAAAGAGTGGCGCAAGCAGAATCAGTAACGGTAATGGTCTGCTGAACGTGTAATTTTGCTGTTTGAAACACCGTGAATGTTGGTTCAACCCGCTAAATGTTGGTTCAAAATCCGGTGGTGTTGGTTCACTTTTTTGATAAATATCCAAATAAAACAAAGGTCTTTGTGTTTTGAGACAACTGAACCAACCGAACCAACACATATTGCATGTATATAGAGAAATTTTTACCAAACTTACAGAAGGAGATCAGCACACCATCGCGAGGCGGATATGGGCATTTATCAAAGAGGCAACATTTGGTACGCCGACTATAAAAATTCCGAAGGTAAGAGAGTCCGCAAATCTATGGGGACAACCAATAAAAAACTTGCTTCAGAGTTGTATGACAAAGTTAAGTACGAGTCATGGCGCTCATCAAAGCTTGGATACATACCACGTGTAACTTTTGAAAAGGCATGTATACGCTGGCTGAAAGAGAAATCCGGTAAAAAAACGTTATGTGATGACAAAAAAAGAATTAAGTTCTGGCAGGCATTCTTTGGGACAAGATACCTTGATGAAATAACAGTGGATATGATTTACCAAGCTGTTAACTCAATGATTAATCAGAAGTATGAACAGAACTGGAGAGCCAAGTATCTGGCTTGTAGTCCCTCAGCGCTGGCCCCATCAAAGTATGTTCCAAAAGCCGTCTCGATAGCGACAAAGAACACGCACCTTGCATTTATGAAGGCACTACTTCGCAAATCATGGCTTGAATGGAAGTGGCTCGAAAAAATGCCTTACATTCGTCTTTATCCTGTCAAGAATACTCGCGTACGTTGGTTGAAACCTTACGAAGCCAAAAAACTTATAAATGCTTGTAGTGAACCATTAAAATCAGTTGTTGAATTTGCTCTTGCAACGGGGCTTAGACGTTCAAATATCATTAATCTTAAGTGGCAGCAGGTTGATATTACTCGTCGGGTCGCATGGATTCCATCTGAAGAGTCTAAGTCTGGTCAAGCAATTGGCGTGGCTTTAAATCAAAGTGCTTGCGATATCCTTGAAAGGCAGGTAGGAAAACATTCCCAGTGGGTATTCGTTCACACCTCGGCAAAACATCGACCGGATGGAACGCTGACGCCCGCGGTTAGAAAAATGCGGGTGGATGACAATAACGCCTGGCGCGCCGCGCTAAAAAAAGCGGGCATCGAGGATTTCCGTTTTCACGACCTCCGGCACACTTGGGCAAGCTGGCTTGTGCAAGCTGGCGTTCCACTTTCTGCCTTGCAGGAAATGGGAGGATGGGAAAGCATTGAGATGGTTAAAAAGTACGCTCATTTGTCTCCAACGCATTTGCTGATCTATGCTCAGAAACTTGATAGTATTTTACGTGAAGGTTGA